CAAATCTTTAATACGCCAGCCTTAGAAAATTGAATGATGTAACGCTCTTGGTCATCACGGACAGCCATGAACCAAGTGCCATCTGCTGCGGCTCCACTCAGTTTTCCAATACCCTTGAGACCTGGACGCTTAATGAGTCCAAAGGCGGGGTCTGGAAAGTAATTAGTACAAGACCTAAGCTGCCCAGCAAGCTTATAAGAGTCTGCTTGTTGAGAAACCCCACCAATCAGGTTAGGAATTTTCTGAGAGATAGTAGCCATTAGCGTGCCAGTGCTCGATATGGTGTGAATGAAATGTAATAATTCTGACCAGTCTCAATTCCAAAGATATTAGCTTCGGAGGTCTGCGTATCATAAGACAAGCAGTTGGCCCTGGCCATCCCTTCATCCGATTCAAAGATCTTAAACTTCACCGTATCAATATCTCCTGCCACACGATCATAGAAGATGCGGGTGGCCTTGATGGTGATGTAATCCTTAAAGATTTGTGGAAGATCCTCAAAGTCGAATGCCCAGATCACATCACAGTAAATCGTGGTGTTAATGGGAAAAGTGTAGGTGTGATTGATTTTATCGTAAAGCCGACCTTGGCGCAATACGGTCTGGTATTTTTGTACGTTAGCAATCTTGTTGTCTGCAATTTGCAGAACAGTATTTGGCACAAAGATGTCACCATTCACATCGGAAACGAATGGATACTTATATTCAGTATTGAAGTTCCATCCTTCTCCTTGAACAGAACGGTTAGCATCATCAAGAATGCTAAGTGCCGTAGCCACTTCAGGATTAAACGAATCAAGAGAAGTCACCGGAGCCTGTCCGATGCCAGTAAGCATTTGATTGACAGCTTCAAGCTGCGTGGTAGCAAAAGTCATTGGACAGACACGGGTATAAAAAAGGAGGCCCCCGTAGAGACCCCCTAACTTGTTCCTAATAATCTCCAAATTAGGAGTTATCAGACGTTGCGGAATGCACCGGCACAGGACACACGCACAGCACCAGCACCATAGGCCAGCTTACCGACGATCACGTCGCCTTGGTAGATGACTTTGGTGTCGGCGCCAGTGGTTTGGACCGAAGGACCAATCGCCTCGACAACGCCAGCAGCGTCACGATGGAAGATCAGACCACAGCTGTTGGTGAAGTTAGAAGCAATACCGTAGTTGTTGTTCTCACCGGTCACAGCAGCTGCGTCGATGTTGGCGCCAGAAGCCGAACCATACTTACCCAGGAAGGGGATGTTGTTCGACTTGTAGATGCGAATACCAGCGATCTCATAGAGACCTTCGCCGCTGTTCAGGTTGCCCTGGCTGTTACCATACTCACGATTGAGGATGTTGGTATCAACCTGGCTGATCAGGGCGTAGTACTGACGAGGAGCCAGCACGGCCACACGACCATCTTTAGGAGCAGCGATCTCATCCAGGCGAGCAGCGGCTTCAAAGAAACCGTCCACGAGGGCCTGAGCATCATACTCCTTGTTGGCACCCAGGTTGACCTGGAAACCACCGGGTTCGCCGGTCACAGCAGCGGTCAGACCCGAAGCACGGTCCAGAACGCGGAAGATACGACGGTCATAGAATTCAGCCAGGCTCTGGCCGATCTGACGGGCGATGGGGCCACGGATGTCATACTGAGACAGGGTCTCGTTCAGATCATACACAAACGCGCTGGCGACCAGCAGGTCATCCATTGCGATGGTGGTCTCAGCCACAGGAGGGTTGCCCGAACCGAGGATAGCGGAGCCGGGGGTGTGGTAGCCAGCCGTGATGCGACCGGTGTGGATGAATTGGGCTTCCTTGCCGTTACGGAGGGTACGGTTCTGGACCAGACCCTTGGCAATGGTAGCATTACGGAAAGCTTCATACACCTCACCGGTGAAGAGCTTCAGAAAGAGGGCTTTAGTATCACCGGCCTTATTGGCCTGGCCCAATTGGGTAAGAGTTGCAGTCATTGTTTTAAGGAAAGAGAAGGTTTATCAGCTTTCCAAGTACTTGGGTTTTATCCGGATTCGAAGTATTTAGTTTTTGGGTAATACGTCCGTTGTATTGGGTATCCAGCGCACCGGGCCAATACTCCAGTCATGACTGGGTTTTTAACGAGGTTATCCCATCCTCAATAGGCAGGGGGACATTGCAGTCCCCACAATCTACTTAAAGCAGATCGCCGCTTGCAGCCAGTTTTTCTTCAACGTCCAGCCGATATGCCGGATCATTACGGTAACGAGGATCAGAAATGGCTTGAGCCAGTTCGGCTTGTGAACGGAATCCCTTGACGGAATTACGAACATTTTTACCAGAGACTTGCTGCCCTTCGAATCCCACGGAATCCTTATACTTTTGATTAAGAGCTTGAACAGCAAAGAAGATCGCATCCTTATTCCCGCTGTTAACTACGTTGTCATACGCAGCAACTTCAGTGGGGGAAAGATTATCCGCTGCCCAAGCAAGTGTTTGATTGTAAGAATCAGTGCCACCAACAGAATCAACAATTGATTTTGCATCAGCATCTGTTAGGACCTGAGGCGTTGCTGCTGGAGAGTTTCTGACATTATTTAGGTATGCCTCGACAAGTTTCTCCGAAGGCATCTCCTTAAGCTTTTGAATGGTTTCAGGCTTAAGTTGATTGTTGTTGGAATAATACTCCTCAGAAGCAGACTTAAGAAACTCAGCTTCTTCAGAAACAGCAACCTCTTCTTCCTGATCTTCCTCTTCATTTTCTGATGATTCTTCTCCATCGGGCTCTTCTTCCGTAGGAGAATCATTACTCTCTTTCTGACCAAGTTTCTTTTCCAGCTCTTTGTAAGCCTTCTCAAGATCCTCAGCAGACTTGAACTTACCAGCATAACGCAGTTCTGATTCGGCATCCTCACGGGCCTGATCGTATTTGCGCTGCTCTCGTTCTTCTTCTTGCTTAATTAGTTTTTCACCAATCTCTGCAAGGCGAGCTTCTTCGGTAAGACGACTTTCTTTGGCGTCGAGATCATCAGTCGAGTCAAAGGTATTTTCTTGCATTAGTGATAGACGCCAGTAACGACGCCAAAGGTGGGTTTAGTGATTTTAGGACCGTGACTGCCAACCAAAGGCCGAGACTTGTTGGCCCGAACCTTTGGCTTGCCAGCGTACTTATTTCTCGTATTCAATTCAATTGCCTCATCGGCAACCTCGTAATCTTCAGGGTTAAGGCCCTGGGGCTCCTGGGGTAGGGGCTGGAGCTGGAGGTTGTTGAGACTGTCCTCCTGGGAGGATACCTGTTCCTCCAAGGTTTTGGAGCGTCTGTTGGATGCCATCGAGTGCTTGAGGGTTTTTACTAGGATCCACCAACGGAGAGCTGGCAAATTGACCAACCTGTTCCGTCAAGGATTGAAGGGCCTGCTGACGTTGCATTTGCTTCATCTCAGCATTCTGTTGTTCTTGAGTCTTGACCAGATTCAGAATGTCAATACCCTGTGCCGCAGCAAGACGCTTAACGGCTTCATCAGGATTGATAAACTTCATCATGATCTCAGGTCCAAGAGACTGGGACACAGTTTGAAGGAACATCATAAGAGATTCCCTATCTTGACCGCGACCCACACCTTCCAGGCCAGCAACAACGGTAGGGAATACAATTCCTTTGGGAAGTTTAGGAACTTCACCACTACGTTGAAGCACAGACAGTTTACGATTCAAGTATGGGCGCAAGAGTTCTACGGTTAGGTTACCGTAAATGCCACCAAGTTGCTCGTTAAGTTCCTGCTGGGTAGCACGAATCTCTTCAGCAGTTGTGCGTTCACTCTGCCTTACAGTAAGAATGAGGAATGCTTCACTCAGCCGTTGATTCAGCTGGGTGATCATTTGATAGGCGGTGGAGAAGTCAGCCTGTTTTTGAACCTGAACCGCAACAACATCGCCTTCGCGGCCCTGAATAATTGCCCCGTTTCCGGCCTTTGCCAGAAGAGAAGGCTTAACGGTAGCAGAAGGAGATACCAGAAAGACCACCTTAGCAGCAGCAGCGGAGCCTTCCACCATTGCTTGCATAAGTCCTTCAAGAGACCTAAGATCACCAAGGTATTCTTCAATGCGTCCACGCCCATAGTCCTCACCATCAACAACGTTGAAGCGTAGGGGAAGCCAAGGAGTAATTTCTTTTGGAGCTTTGCTGAGGCTATTGGGAACTACTTCCCCATCAACCTCTTGCTTCCACACCCATTGATTGTTGATCAGCTTAGCCCATGTGTATACAACGGCTTCACCTTCGCCAACAGAAATATCAGCCACTGCGGCTGTTCCGCTGGTATCATCAACAGCATTAACGTTTTTCTTATCAGAGGTTTGAAGCTCTTTGGGAAGGAACTGACGATCAACTGCTTCAACAGTGATAACCTCAATGGGTTGTCCTTCCCC